GTCCAGTGTAAATTGCTGTATCGTAGTTAGCTGCTATTGCATATTCTTCAGTTCTGATTTGTCCACCCACAAGTGATCTTGTAGGTCTGAAACCAAAAGCTGCGTCTTGATTTGCCATATTGTTTCTCCGTTGTAAACCACTATTCGTAGTTTACGGTTAATAAAAATTCGTTGGTTTAGGAATTACTAAATACTAGTTCTTCTTATCGCCACCGAAGGTTACACGAGTCTGTCGATCACTGCTGATCGGCATACTTGGGTGCTGTTCCTTCAGAAGATCGTTTTGTACTGCTTCATCTGCGTCCTGAGTCATTCTATTAAAATATTCAGCACGAGATTTTGCGATCTCTTCTGGTATCCTAGCCAGCAATAGGCCGCCAACTCCGATGATCCCCTTGTATTTTCCTTCAGTTATAGTTGGATATTCAGTTCCTGGATATTCATCAGCTCTTACGAGCTCGTATCCCGATCTAAGTTTAGCAGCCATGTTCTTCGTATCGTCAAAGCCCATACTCTCTGCTCTTATCCACTTATGTCTGTACCCGTCAGGTGCAGGGGGTGCATCCAAAGATGATGGTGGAGTCCAAACTTTTGGTCTAGAAGTTTTTTCTCTAGTCTTGGACGCGTGTGGAGTTTTTTTGTCTTCTTTTTTCATATGCTTATTCCTTCACGTTTAAATGTTTCGCATACTCTTCAAGTGGCACACCTAGTTTTTTAGCAATTGCTACTTGTGATGATGTGAGTTTCACAGTTTTGCGACCAGTTCCCCTGTTACTTCTTTTAGCCGAAGCTACGTTCTGTACAGGCTTGGTCGTTTCTTGTGCACTATTATTACCAAATTTCTGTGGAAATGCAACTCTTATTCTTTTATCAATTTCAGAGTAATATTCCTCACTTTTTGGATCATAACCTTCTTCCTCTACCAATCTCTTATGTAAATCAAAAGCTGTATAAGTCATGGCATTATCTGTGCCAAACCAAGTATTTTTACTTGCCCATTCTTCTGCTTTTGGATCTGGAGGTGGTAAAGTTTGTTCTTGTTGAGTAATTGTTGGTTGTTTTACTTCCCCGCTGTCTTCCTTACCTCTTATTGTTTGTTTAGACTTGATTTCAGCTAATCTAGCTTCTTCATAACCCAAACGTGCAATGTCTTTTTGAGCCTTAACTTCAGCCTCAATATCTCCAGCTTCTCTAGCACTACGAAGTTTCGTTTGTGCTGCTTCTAAACTAGAGTTAATTCGATTTTCCATTTCAGACACAAATCCTGTATCTAATTTAGTTAATCGATCTTTTAAAAAAGTTTGTTCTTCTTGAACTTTTTTAGCATACGTTATAGCGGCATCTTTTTGTCTTTCCGCTTCACGCATTTTTTTCGTAAGTTTAGCAATACGTCTTTTAACGCCTTCACTATACTCATCGAGTTCTTTTTCTTTTTTTACTTCTTCCTTTTTCTCAGGTACTGATTCTTTATCGTCCTTGCTATCTCGAACATCCAACTGCTCGTCAGATTTCTCAGATGCGTCATCGGACTTAGTAGTGTCTTCAGTAGTTTTTTCATCCTTTACCTCTATTTCTGATTTTTCTTCTTTAGTTTTTTCTTCGGGTAGATCAACTTCGGCTCCTGGACCTGAAGTATCTAAATCCACCATCGGTTCTTCTTTTACTGCTTCTTTTGCCTTTGTTTCAGATTCTTTATCTGGCATAGTTCCTCCTATGGTTGTTAAAATTCATGCAGGAGATCCTCTGGATTCCTGATGGTTGCTAAAATTTCATCGTCATTTAGCAAACGAACTTCCCCACCTTCTATTTTTATTCTTGACCCCGCATAACGTGCAAAGATTACCCAATCTCCCACCTTGCACCACGGACCTTCAGGATATCTTTCCTTATCCCTATAGGCATCGGGTCCTACCGCCAAAACATTAGCGCATTGTGCTGCAAGTTGTTGTCTCTCTAAAGTATCTTGCCCCACATAAACTCCACCCTTTGTCTTTTCCTTCATTTTAAAAGGTAAAACTAAAATACGCCAACCTGTTGGCTTTGGTAATTTTATTGATTCTTCTTTGTATTTTTCTTCCAAAGCAAATTTATGCTTTGGGCTTTCCTGTGATGTTGATAATGTTTCCTTGTTCATCCTTTTGCTCCTTAGCTTTTAGCAGGTTAGAGATTTCCTGTAACATGTACTGATAAGTACGTGCTTGTCCTAACATATACTGATATTTCTCCATATTGTCAACACCTCCACTAATCATGGTGTCACCAACTCTTTGAAGATTATCCCTTAATATTTTTTGTAATTTAGAAACAACTACTAAAGGATCCACTATTTCCATCCTTTTTTAGCTAATTTAGGTTTCTTTCTCACAAGTCCACCTTTTTTAAGTTCGCTTTGCATAGCTCCACTCATCATCATATCGTGTATTGATATATCTTTAACTGGTGAACCTGATTTACTACCTTTCATTTTAAAATATAATTTTTTAAAATCTCTAGAACTTCCACCTTTTTTACCTAATTCTCTAAATTTTTTAGTCCATTCACCCATTATTTTTTACCTCCTCCATTACGGAATATCTGAGTTCCCTTTATGCCAAATACGCTAGCTACGACTAAAATCCATAAATTTGTAAACCATTTTGGCAAATTCGAAAAATACTCAAAGAAGATATCTATCTTCTGCATAGCCGCAGGATCCTCTGTCCACACCGACCAGGCGAGCACAATTATGGGCAACGTTAATATCGCAAGAACGATCTCGTCCTTGTAGTCGTTTTGCCTAGCTTCTAAAAGTTTGCCTTGGTAAGATTCCTCACCACGAGCTTGTCGCTCGGCATGTAAAAGCTGTGCATCAGACATAGCAACTTTTGCCCTTTGTCTATTAGAATAAATTTTAGCTCCTGCTTGAAGAGCCATTTTTGCTAATCCAAACCAAGCCATATTATGTCCAAGTTACGTCTTTTTGTTTTCTAGCTGCACCTGTTCCTGAAACAGAGTTTTTGTCTTTTTTATCTCTGCTTACTTTCACCTGTTTGTTATTTCTATTAACATCGGGTGTAGCAATCACTTTTGATTTGCCTGTTGGTGCATAACCTTTGCCTGTTGTCATTAATCCTCCTTTTAGTTTTTATACTTTTACACTTTGTTAATTGTTTTTACCATAACTTTTTAGTAAAAGCCTTATTTACCTCTCGGTTTCATCCGAGCAAGTTCTTTTCGAGCCTGATTCGCCATTTCTTGTTTTTCTAAAGATGTTTCTGCTCTTAATTCAGCCAATTCTTCGTTCTGTACTATCTTTTCTTGTTGCGTACTTTGATTCATCATCGCTTTCATACGCTCTAAGTTGATACGATCTTGGCTCTCTTGAGCTTTTCTATGGTCATCCATCGCTTTTAGGTCTAATTCTCTGGCTCGAAGTCTAGCAATTGGGTCATTATCAAATTGAGAGATGATTTTCTTCTCTTCAATCATGAATTCTTCCATCATTTCAGCAATAAGTTTAGCTTTTCTAGACTCAATTTTGATCATCATCTGTTGCATTTGTTGTTGTGCTTGTGGATTCTGCATCATTTGAGGATTTTGCTGCATCATTTGCATTTGTTGTATTTGTTGTGGAAATTCTATTTCAATTTGTTCGTTTGCCATTAAAGAAATGTGTTCAAAAATATTTTTTTCCAAACTTCCTATGATCATAGGGTTATTTTTAGCCATGGTTGTCGACATAAAGTTTAAATGCGAAGTAATATGAGCTCTATGGTCTTGTCCTTTGAAAGCTTGATACGGTTTTCCTGATAAAGCATCAATATGCTCTAATGCAGGATCTTTAGGTTGAGGTGGAGGTGGTGGAGGTAAGACTTGATCAATATTTTTTACCCCTAAAGCCTGATACATGTCTCGATAAGCTTTATATAAATTATGAAGTCCTGGATTAGACTGTGCTAATTGTAATTCCGTTTGTGCAATCGAAATTCTTTGTGTTTGTGAGAAGATATTAGGATCCGCTACAGGAATGATATCGACTCTATCGTCAAAATCAGCTTGTTTAATTTGTTTTTGTCCCCCTACGACATCGTAAGGATAAACAGGGGGTAAATACGTTTTAAAAAGTTTTGCTAAAAGTTGAAACTCAACTTTTAAAGCTGCATAGAGTCTTTTATGAATAGACGACATCACTCTTGATCCTCTTTCGAGTAAAGCCACGGTTGTTCCAACCGCTGCCTGTTGATTACCATCGCCTACTTGCATATCGGCAATCGATGCAAATCGTTGTCCAGAAGACACTACAATGGTTAAAAGTTGTAATAAGGTTGCTGAAGGTTCTTTAAACGGAAGCATCATAAACGCGTCTTTCAAATTGCCTCCTGGTGCATCCACATCTCTAAATTCACCTGGTTGTAATGCTTGGGCTTCATCTCTCATTTTAATCCCACGCATTTTAAATCCTGCGGGTAGATTGGAGAGCGTACCCGCATCTAATAATTGACGAAGAGCAGACGTTGCCGTTCTGCTCAATCCACCAATCATATGTATTAGACCAAAGCCATAGAAGCCTAGTCCTGGTAGAAATTTGAAATGAACGAAGTATTGAATTTTTTTCTTATTCTCATCTGCGGGTTCGAAATTTCTTCGAATGGATAAAACTTTTCTTGTGCCTTCTTCAATCGTTACAATGTAAGGCAGCTTAATACCAGTCGGTTCTCCTGAAGGTCCTGTTTCTTCAAACCCATCTAGATCTAAATTAACATGACATTCGATAAGGGTAAAAACTTCTTCGTTCTTGCCTTTAGAAACTCCTTCTAATTCCTTTTCTTTTTTCTGAAGTTCTGATTCTTGAAAAAATCCTGGTCGTATTTCAATGTCTCTATAAAATCCTCCGACCTGTTGTTTTCTTAAATCATTTTCAGACATTCTTACGATATGCATAATGGCTTCCGTATCCTCTAATGAGGTAGCGGAGTACGGAACCACTAAGTCGTCAGCGGGTACAAACTTAGATACAGCTCGTCCCAACAAATCGTCATAATAAACTTTTTTAAATGCGGAACCTGATAACGGTAGGTAAAATAACATTTGATCAAATTCTGGGTCATATTCTTTCATGACATTCATAATCTGATAGTTCATAAAATCTTTAACTCGATTCGCTTGATCTTCTTTATTTCGATCAGGCATTCCTAAAATCTGTGTACGAACAGGTCCTTCGCTAGGTAAAAGTTCTTTGTAAGCTTGCGCTTGAAATTGAGTAACCGCTTCTGCCATGACAGGATGCGTGGTCCCTGATGCGCCTCTAAAGGGTTCGGTTCGTGTTTCGTATTTAAATCCTAAAAGATCCAACCCTGATGTATAAGATTGTTCCCAATCTCGTCTCGATGTTTTGTAGTCTTGATAATTCGTATAAAGTAAATTGCCTAAAGGATCGAGAACATCGTCGGGTAGGAGTTCAGCCAAGTTGTCAAAATGATTTTCTGTTTGTTCTTGATTCACGGACCTTGGATCAAAATTAATTTCTGCACCGCCATCTTCTGTTGGGGTAACTTCTACACCTTCTGGGGCTTGTTCTGCTGTTTCTTGAATATCGACTTGAGATTCTTCGGGTCCTGCAATTTCTATCTTCTGCTTCACATTCGGAAGCGACTTGTCAATTTCTGCCATTTATTTCTCCAATGTCCTATCCATATAAGATTTCCTATTCGTTTTCAAGACTAATGGACAATAAGTCTGCTTCTTTGCCTCTTCTTGTTCCATAATCATCTCCGAAGTCTCTTAATTCATTAACTACACTATCCCAATCATCATTAATTACACCTTTCCAAAATTTAGGAGTTCTCGTCTTAAGATTGCCGTATTGATACCCTACCGACATTATTACCGTTTGTTGTTCAGGGGATAATTTATTAAATTTTTTACCTGTACTTTCGTATTGATCAATAATGTAATCTGTATAGTATTTTTTAGAAAGTCTATTAACCTTTGAAGTTTGTTCAGGGTTTAATACAAGATTATTATTTTTAATTGCCGCTGCTGCCTCATCACCTGTTAGACCAAGATAAGGTTTAAATATATCAATTAAATCAGGATCAAAACCCATATCTTTAAGATCACTTTCTGTTTTTCCTTTTAAATCAAAACCACTTCCAATAGTAACCCCAGAATTTTCAGAAGGTTGATGTCCATAGTTTAAATTGCCTTCAAGGTCTTCAATGAAATTCCAATTGATTTGACTATTTGATTCGTTAGGTAAAGCTTTGTCTATATTACTATTTGCCATATTAGTTAAAAAAATTATGAATATTATTTTTTTGAGCATTAATAATATTCGTATTTTTTCTTGGGTGCAGGTTCATCCTCAAAGTCCATATCTAATTTAATAAACCCTCCTTGTCTAAAGCGCATCAGCGCCTGCGTGGTGCTATCCACGTAATCATCATTAGACCCGAAAGGAAACGAAGCGCACTCTTCGATAACATCGTCAGCGAACTCTTCGTTTGAGGGGTAATGTACCTTTTTATCATGGAAAATGGAAGAGCAAATATGCACTCTTGAATGCTTGTCGGTATTCTTTCCAGGAATAAAGGCTTGGACAGGAATGTTCGTGGTTCGTAATTCGTCGATCAAGGGCTGCCCTGTGGCTTTCGCTTCAATGATGCAAATGTTCGGTCGCCACTTTTCATAAAGATCATGCGCCACCGATTTTAGTTCAGGAAAATCCCATCTTCCTTTTTCAGCTGCAATCAACATAATGTGAGGATTTTTAGGATCTTCGGTTGGATAGAAAATACCCCACGTGGTGATGGCTGAATAATCCGCTGTTTCTCGTTTCGAGTAAGCCGTGTCGTAACTTTGAATAATGAAATGAAAGGTTGGAGAAATTTTCTCCTCATACTTCTGCCACCATTCTCGTTTAATAATCGCTCCTTCTTCTGCTACAGGATTCTGCATCCATTGAGCTGACCATTTAGAAACATCTAACGATGCCTTTTGTTTTTCTAATTCTTCTAATCCCCAAAATTCGGGCCAGACAGGTTTACCTGATGGCATGATCGCTGGAAATTCGACCATGTCCCATTTATCTCCTTTAGACGATTCCATCTGTGCTTTTAAAAGCTGCGCCGTTAAATCTTTCTTTGACCACCGTGTCATTACTAAAACAATCTTACCGCCTGGTTGAAGACGTTGTCGTGGTCCTGCTTGATACCATTCATAGGCTTTATCGTAGGCTTTCCCTTCCTTGGACTGCGCATCTTGTTCCGAGTGGGGGTCATCAATAATCAAGAGATCCGCACCACGGCCCGTGACTGCTCCTTCAACACCCACGGCGAAATATTCACCCCCTTGGTTTGTTTCCCAACGACCCGCAGCTTTTGAATCCTGCTGCAGGGATATATCAAAGAGATCTTTGTATTCTTCACTATCAATTAAATTTTTAGTCTTACGACCGAATCTCACAGCAAGTTCTGCGGTGTGAGTAGCTTGAATGATTTTAAGTTTAGGATAATTACCCATCATCCACGCAGGTAATAAATAAGATGCAAATTCAGACTTGGTATGCCTAGGTGGCATATTCACGATTAAACGATTGATTTTTCCAGAAGCTAAATTATTAAATTTTTCTGCAATGATTTTATGATGGTAACCTTCAATGAATTCTGGCCATATATGTTTTACAAACGATAGAAAATCAGATTTGATATGAGACTCCTTTTTCTTTCGGAAGCTCTTAATTGCATTGATTTTCCATTTTTTACGAACGTCTGGAGGAAGTTTATTAATTTTTTCTAAATCTATATGCATATGTTTAATATGGTACCAAAATGGTTTTAGCCCATTTGACTATAAAAATCTAGCAATAAAGGGGTATACTTAAGGAACCCTATTTTTTAAAGGGGTATTGACCTTTGTCGATCATTCAATTTTGAGGATCGATGTGGTACCTCTATTAGTTCGGGGGGGGCAGTAAGGGTGGGTCCCGCCCACATGCACTCCTCACATCTTTCTTCTCTCTCCCCGCCAGGGTGGGCCCCGCCCACATGCACTCCTCACTTTATACGCGATTCGCGTATAAAGTGATTGACTGTGACATTTATATCACACGTTGTTGCACTTATCCACACACGTAAAAAGTGAGTTCAAAGTTAATTATTTTCTTGACTGTTATGAGATATTATGGGATACTATGCTCTATGCGAAAAAAAACAATGAAAACAAAACAAATCAAAAACTTCAGAATGAGTGATGAGGTTTATAAGTTAAGAACACAAGTTATTAACTTGATTCGTGAAGCTAAAAGAGGTGGCGCGAAGCTGCCTTGGATTGCTGTAAGAGTTGGAGAACAAACAGCAAGGCACAAACATATCTTAGGTTGTGCAACGATGAAGGGGAATGAAATGTGGATTACGAAGGAAGCAATTGACTTAGGAATAGACACTTTAAGAAACGTGGTATTTCATGAAATTGCTCACGCAGTATTTAACATTAACCATGATGAGAAATGTCCTTTGATGGCATCATCATTAAAGAAAATGTTAAACAAAGAAGACGCACTTAAGCATCTTCTTAAATATCAACAATAGGAGGAATGATATGCCATACTTTAGAGAAGAAGATAAAGAAACCAAAGACAACAGCTGGAGCGATGAAGCTCACGCTGTGCTCGTCCTGGCCATCCAAACGCTTGATGAAGAATGCTACACGCAAATTCAGGATGATAAAAAGCCGCTGGGCAACCTGCGCCATCGTCTAGATTTAATTTTGAATTCTAATCACTGGAATAAAAAAAGAAAGGAAGCATAATAATTACCTCCACGAACCACGGCGCGTGAAACGCGCCGTGGTTTTTTCTTTTTCTTTTTTCTTCGGGTGGGACCCGCCCACAAGCACTTCTCACTCTCTCCCCCGCCAGGGTGGGACCCGCCCACAAGCACTTCTCACGTGTGTGACATTTCTGCAACACACACGTAAAAAGTGAGCTCGGAGTTAACTATTTACTTGACACTATATGTCGTGCCATATTCTTGATTCGAAACATATCAGTTATAGTATATCCCTTCTCAAAGAATGGGATAATATACTTCTTATAGTCTCTTAGCTCCTTCTTCTCTTTCTTAGTTGCTTTCTTTTTCATTTTATTTCCTCCGTTCATTTTGTAATTGTGCCATAAAATTATGGCACAATTATGTCGAGCTCTATCTGTCTCTACTAATTTCGCTTAATGCTTTTGTTTTATTTTTAGCAAAGAATAACATATGCCATACTGCTATATCGTATGGTTTCCCTGCTGTTTTACAAAAGTTAAACGATAGATCTTCTTCCTTATACATTTTTTTCGTTCTTACGTTTTTCATAAGAACGAACGTCTCATGGCATAGATCTCCGATAGGATTACCATTAAAGATGATTTCGTTCTCGTCCTGGGTTTCATCTACAATGATCCCATTTGGAGACTGAAGAGAAATTTCTCTAATGTAGTTATATTCATCTTTTACTAATTTCCATTCTTTATCTGTAAAAGATTTTGTTTGATGCCAATAGTTAGTGTATCCCATTTTTATTCTCCTTTATTTGTTTAACTTGTATAGGATATTATATTAACAATGTGGCAAGATTAAGGCAACCAGGAACATTTATTTTTTTATATATGGGTGGGTCCCGCCCACAAGCTCTACTCTCCACCACCATCCCCAGCCACCGACCAATTATATCCTATAAATTCCCATAAGTCAATCACTTTATACGTGTATTATTAAAATAAATATAGATCCTGACCACAGTTCCGCCATAATGATTTAATACAATAGAATCATGAAAGGAGGAAAAAATGCAAAAACTAGAATACAACGGTTGGTATAATTACGAAACCTGGAACCTGAAACTATGGCTTGATAATGATCAAGGCACATACAACACGGTTCAAGACAAAGCTAAATCTTTAATCAAAAAATATAAAGGTTTTGACGACGAAGCCGAAACAAACTTTGCTACTTGGCTTAAAGAATACACCCTTGAAAATATGCCAGAATTGAAACCTAGTTTCTATTCTGATGTATTAAGTGCTAGCATTCGAGAAGTAAATTTCCACGAAATAGCGAAGCATATTTGTGATGATATACTGAATGAAGAAATAAGACAAAGTGCTTAATTAAACAGAGTTCCTCCAGGAGCTCGGATCTAACGATCCGAGCTCCATCCCCCCAAAATAAATAATCAGGCTACAGGCACGAAAAGCTGCAGACCACAAGCACGAAAAAAAATAAAAAATACGGGTGGGACCCGCCCACAAGCACTTACCATGGTCCATGAATCTTGGGGTGGGACCCGCCCACAAGCTCTATTCTTATTTTTTACGGGTGGGACCCGCCCGCAAGCTCTTCTCTCCTAAAGATCCAAGTGCCAGGCTGCAGGCATCAAGGCCCACGGCTAGGGGGTGGGACCCGCCCACAAGCTCTTTTCTAAGTTCAAGGATCATGGCTCCTGGATAAAGTTTTACGGAGCTCGGCGCTTGGGCGCTAGCCAGTATAAATGTATTCTTTGGATGCCTGATATGGAAGGCAATTTGATGGGGGCTGAAGCGAATTTTATTAGCATATATTATCTTAAGTTCAATAGTGAAAAAGATATTATTTTTATTATATCCCAACAAATCTGGTAAGCCTAAAGATGCAGAAGATTCAAGTCTTGTCCACTTAATTTGTGGTGTAGCTTTCTTCAAATTGTGCCACAATTTGGTTTCTGCTCTCATCTAATTTTTATGCTAATGGTGTTGTTATAGTTTTAGCTTTGGTTTGCCCATTCTCCAGGACTCACCAGTAGAAAGTTCCAATACAATCCTGTGACTTTGTCTAGACCCAATTATATTATTTTGCATAAGATAAATACTTTTTATGTCAAAAAATCCATCGGGAGATCTAAACTCACCACGAGGCAGTTTAACTTGGACTCTAGCATCTTGGCAAACAGGCGATGCTAAAAATTTATCAAGCTGCTTTCCAAACTCTTTTCCACTTATCATATAACTCCTTCTTCTCTTAATTTTTTTATAGAATTATTCTTGTCTTCAACCTGGTTCGACAATTTTATATTATCTGCTTTAGTTTCATTGAGCTCTTGTTCGAGCCTTTTATTCTCATTAACTAACCATTTATAATCATGATTTTTAAGCCACTCCATATTCTTAAGTTTGGCTTTTAATTCGTCAATTTGACGAGTTAGATCTAAAGAACCTCTTTCGTCTTCCATAAGTTGCATTTTAAGATAACATCTGCTAAAAGTCAAATATGGGTTTACCAAAACGATTAACAGAGAAACAGAAGAAATTCGCAGAACTTGTTGTCTATAATGAAGGCAGAAAGACGGGAAGAGATTGTGCTTTAGAAGCTGGATATGCTGAAAAAAGTGCAATGGTTGAAGCAAGTCGTTTACAAAATCCTAAAAAATTCCCACTTGTAGCAATGTACATCGGTGAACTTCGACAAGAAATTCAGAAAAAATATGCAGTAGATTATCAAAGACATATCTCGGAACTTGCAAAACTTCGTGACGATGCAGCCAAAAAGGGTGCTTGGAGTGCAGCCATTAACGCAGAACATATGAGAGGTAAGGCAGGAGGGCTTTACATTGAACAGAAAATTATAAGAACAGGAAAGTTAGAAGACTTGTCTGAAGAACAACTTGATGCCGAACTTAAAAGAGTTATAGATGACTACTCCCCCATTTTAGAGGGAGTAGAAGTTAAAGAACTTAGAGAGAAGGTAAAACAAAAAACCAAAGATACAAGACTGAAATTAATCCAACAAAAAGATAAAATTTAAAATCTTCCCAATCTCTCATACTACCCTTTCTTTACGACATAGTCGTAAAACATTGGAATTTCATAGTCGTAATTCATTTCTGAACTTGGACATTTCTTATTCCAAACGTCTATTTTATTATAGGCAGACAATAAATCCTTATCGACATTCTTGTCTTGAATATAATTTTTTAAGATTTGAACAACTTCAAAACACTCTTCGGTTGTCATTACTATTTTATGTTTAGTCATCTTTTCCTTTCTTTCTTCTTCTTTATTAAAAGCATCAGCATTTTTTATCAGTTCTGCAATAGCTTTTTTATAGGTTAATTTACTCATTTTTCTCCTTTCTATTTCATATATTGTGCATAAATCTTAAATGCCTTGTCTTGTGGCATAAAGTTTAAAGCATCTCTATTAGGATATTTAGACTTAAAATACTTTAAATGCCCATCTGTTAGTACTTTGCACTTTTTAAAAGTAGTTTGTCTTAACCCTTTATTCTCGACAAAAAGTATTTTTGATTTCAAATCTCTTTTAAAATCTCTTTTCAAATACTTATCTGTAAGATATTTATTCATTTCTTCACCACACCATATTTCAAGGTCAGTATGGTACTCATCATCATTGTCGATTTTCCATTTAGGTAGATTATTTTTACACCAAGCATTAACTCTATCTACATCTTGTTGTGTAAATGGTTTAATTGCCCATTCTGAATTACTACCACCATGACCTTCATTACTAACAGAAATCATGGCTTTACCATCAACATAAACTACTGCATTATAACAATGAGTTTCTTCACTCATCCACTTGCAATACTTTATTTTTTTTAGTTCTAGTTTCATATTATTTTTCCTTTCATTAGTATGGGATTATACGGGAACAATAAGGCAGAAATAAGGCAGGATTAATTAATTTTTTTCATCTTCTTAATACAAGATATAGGGATAACGGTTCTTTCCCCAAAAACCATGCCATCATCATCTTTGTCATAACTTGCAAAAAGTTTAATAACTCGTTTATTTTTTTCATACAACCAACCCTCACTTATGGGGGTGGCTAATTTCATATCATCAAATTGTGCTTCTGTAGCCCAACCTGAATCCGACGCAATATCAAACCATTCAATCCGATACTTTGAATACGGGATGTGATTTTCTCTTGGACTTACTATTCTCTTTTTTCTTCTTTTTGTTTTCTTTGCCATAATAATACTCAGGATTGTGTACACTATTAAATACATCAAAAAAGCTCATATTGATATCTCTATAGTAATTTTTTAAGCAGTACTCTCTATAGTGATTTTTCAAAGGAAATTTTTTTTTCTTCATAAAAAGTGCAGTAAAGCCCCTGTCATTATTTGTCAAATGATAAAAAATCACCTCTAAATCCATTACGAAATCACCTCTAAAAGCTTAAATAAGTAAGCAATACCAACGAAATCACCAAATCACCAAAATCACCTCATTCTAAAATAAAAAATTTTTTATTTTTACCTTTGGAGCTCACTATAGGGTGATTCGGGTGATTCTCTAGGCTTTAAGCCATTTCTTGGGGTGATTTTGGGGTGATCTGAGGTGATTTTGGTGATTTTCCTTATTTTACGCCATTTTTTGACTATTGGGATCCATATTTTTACGTATATCTCTTTCATATGCTATTTAAAAATAAAAAAATGCGGGTAAGTAAGTACTATGACAAATACAGGAATATATACATAAGTATGAATGTTGAAAAAGCAAAAGGGTTATTTACTAATAGGTATAAAAATATGATGCTAAACAAACTTAAACATAAACAGAAAGGTATACTATGTTAGAAGACCCACCTCCATAGGTGATAAGTCATTTATCGCTGCGTGACCGAATAATCATACGGTTTGGGTGATAAAGTGATCCGAAGCTCGAAAAGAGTAGAATTAGCAATTCTATCGGAGAGCATACTGGGGCAACAATGCCTTTAAGTAATCTGCGGGCAGTAGGGTGTATTAACAAGAGCTTTATAGATCGCTCTAATCTAAATCAAAACACTTGTTAATTCCTCAGCAGTTGGGTGTAATTGCAATTGCATCTGCCGTCTAGCAATAGGTGAGAGAAATCTGGGGCGCAGCGACAAATGACTAATGATATATGTGAAATGTACGGATGTACTAAATGGCAAATATTTATATGGGTAGTTCGTTCTGGACAGCTCCGAAAGTTAATGACAAAAATTGGGAGAAGTCAGATAGAACTAGAACTTATTCTTATAAAGTTTGAAACTAAACATTAGTGTTGCATAAATACCACACGATGTGACTTTTTAGCAACACCTCTAGTTTAGAATTATTCTAAAAGATGCTTTGCACGATTTTGAAAATAAACCCCATATATAAGTATGAAAAGATATTTGGCACAAACCTCTCAAAAAAACACATATAAGGGTAGATGAGAAAAATTAGAATAAAAAGCCCATATATTAGTATGAGAGTAATTAATTTGGTAAAATTAGAAGTTTGTGTCCTATATATAAGTATGAGAGACATAATTAATTTTGCGTACTTGTTCTTAATAATGACATATAACAGTATGAACACTAAAATTGAATGTCATAGAAAGGAGGTGTTGAATGAAAGCTAGAAATAAATGTTTGAGATGTAAGAAAAAATTTAAAAGAAAATCTGAAAGAAAGTCTCTTCAGAAAAAACCTTACGATGGAAATATGATTTGCTACCGAGTGAAAAAAAATCCTGTTGTAGATTATACTTATCTGCCACCAGCGAACGCAACGGCAGAAGAAAGAGGAAAAATGAGTCTAGAACAACGTGAAGGTAAAACTTATTATAAGTCAAATGAATTTACTTATGATTATATTCTTTGGGATGGTCAAAGTTACGAAAGTGTTGGTGGTTTTTTCTGCACGAAAGATTGTGCGTCACGTTTCGCAATTAAGGTAGCACCAAAGTTTGCTTAAATTTCTATTCCGTGATCCTTGATCCGTACGCCTTGAAGTTCGTCAGGTTTACCTAGGGGATAGGTTGGCTCAATAACAAACTCTTCGCCTGTCTCATGATTGATGCAGCCGAAAGCCAGCCAATCCCATTTAAAGTTACCATGGTTCACGAAATCCCAAGTCACGTCATACGTTCCATTATCCCTAGTTTGTAGGGTTAGTTCTTGTTTACACGCTTCCATCGACTCAAAGGATTGTTTGAGCTCGAACGTCTGCTGCGTGGCAATCGGATCCTGTCCAATTAAGTAAGCAAGTATTAGTATTTTAAACATGTTTTATTTTTCCTTTCTCTAAGATTTTAACAGTGGGTCGTTTCTTTTTATTTAGATAACTAACCCAGCCGCTAAATTTATTATTTTTTAGTAATAAGCTTTTTAACATCTTCTTCCAGCTCATCGCTTGGACCGTTTCTGCTTTCCCCTCGCTATCGGTGACGGTGTAAGTGTATCTCATTTTTTATCTATCTTAAAAGTTTCTTCAATTTTTTCAATATCTACAAAAGGTATCATGGTAATTCGGTCCTGTCTTCCTTCTCGTTGATAAACAAGATAAGGACCCTTGCCTTCCTCATACCCTTTATCTTTAAGTTTTTCAAAAACAAACGTTTTTAAATTTTCTCGCTTGACCACAAGCCAACAATCCTGTCGTTCGAAAACAATGTAATCCGCCTGTCCTTTAAGCCAACCAGGTTTTCCCCTGACATTCGTTCCTTCCACCCAAGCACATTCATCTTGAACGGATTGATCATATCGATTTTTCTTTTTCATTCCTTTCACATCGAACTTAAGATCCACGTCGCATAGTTTTCCTCGCACATCCCAATGTTCCTGGAAGTCTTGCTGCGGAGTTGCCCAAACAGGGTCCGTTAAATGTTTAGCAAAAGCCTCCTCCACAATTCGAGCTCTGCGTCTAAAGTCTTCGTAAGTCATTGTTTTTACTCCTTTTTAATCGACAATGGGGTCGTATTTTAATCTTGCCATTTGTTCCATTCTCGTCTTGGGTTCATCCTTTTCTTTTTGTTTCCTTTCCTTCTTATTAGCTAGAGATTGCTTATACGAGGCTTTCAGTTCTTCCTGTTCTTTCTTACCAAAAATCTCTTCCCAATTTTCTTTATACAGCTTAGAAGAAGGTCTAGATTTTCCATCCCATTTCCTACCTTTTTCTTTTTGCGTGTTATTTTTTGTCTGCTGCATTTATAAGTGCTCTTCCTATTGTTTCCGCGATTTGCGGGACGATAGCATTTCCCAATCCTTTAAGTCGGTGTACCCTGCCTTGTACCCCATGAGCCACTCGACCCACGTCGGGTTCAATGCTCCACCAACTTTGGTGCTGAGAGCTGTTCCTCCCTGTTTGTATTTCTCTTTCCTGTAATGAACGTCGTTCTGAACTGGTGTCGGCCACATCTTTTGTTTCTCCTCGAATAGAATTGCGTCCGAGAGCTTCGCTCCGAAGGTGCTGTTGGGTTTGTTCTTCTTCCTTAGAATGTATCCTCCCTTCGCTGTCTTCTCCACTCTGTGACTCTGTTCTCCCCCCTCCACACAACCTGCTGTCGGTGTCGGCCACATGCTTACTTCCCGATAGGTCTTGCCATCTAAATTCATTTCCTGGATTAGTTCTGGATTCTGTAATACTCCGAGTGTTGCTCTCTTCCCTAGACCTAAACTCCCATCTTTGTTGTTTCGATTGATTTTGCGTAAATTGCCGTTCTTCGTTATTCTGAATCTGTCGTCTTTTCCAATTACTGCTCCCGCTCCTGCATCCGAGCTCACTGGAGTTGGTAGCAATGATCCAGACTCTTTCTCTCCGATGGGGAGCACCGACGCCTGCAGCTGGAATAATAAACGGTTGAACTTCGTATCCTTCACTTTCCAAGTCAGTGCACACAGTCTCGAAGACCACGCCGTCTTGGATGTTAATAATTCCTCGCACATTCTCGCCAATAACGAACCTCGGTTTGAATGCTTTGATAATGCGAAACATCTCTGGCCAGAGATGTCTGTCGTCACTCGTTCCTTTTTGTTTACCTGCGACCGAGAACGGTTGGCAGGGGAAACCGCCTGTGATGACATCGGGAAATTCAATTCCATCTGCTTGGAATCCTTCTTTCGTGATTTTTTTGACATCGTCATATATTTTAACTCCTTTCCAATGTTTTTGCAGTAACAATTTGCAGTATTTGTCTATCTCGCAAAAAGCTACCGTTTCATAGTATCCTGTTCGTTCTAATCCAACACTAAACCCACCGATACCACTAAACAGATCTAGGATTTTTAATTTGTTCATAATATTGATCTACTCGTTTTAAAAATTCATGTTGATACTTAACAAATTCTTTTCCTTTAATAACAAAACATTGAAATTCTTGAGCTGGAGTACACATTAAAACAACCCCTTGGTTTATTTTAGTTTTATGCACGTAATTGTGAGCCATTCCATAAGCTCCCAACTGAATACAATAATCCTCGATCCATTCTCTTCTTTTTAATTTGTTACTTTGTTTAAAATCTAATATACTTTCACACCCATTATAAATTCCCACCACATCGGTCGCTCCAGCATATAAATTAGGGTAGTATAGGGTCACTTCTGATCCCCAAACCTCTGTAAGCTGCTCTTTGAGACCTTCATCAATGATTTTTTGAGCCATGATCCGTGAGACTTGACCCATCTCGGTCATATCAAGATACCCTTTGCCCTCAATATACTTCTCTAAATGAGTATGCATTGCCGTTCCTCTTGTGGCAGCGCTATCTCTTATATCATCAGCCTTCTTAGCTCCAACGCGTTCTCTCCATTCTGCAAGTTTACGTTTCTTCTCCTCAGGCATCGTAGCTTGAAGAATCGTGGTCACACTCGGCAATTTCTGTTTACCAATATCATAGTGCCTGAGTCCATCGGTTGAACTTCGGCTGCAAGGAGGATATTTAAATTTTCTATTTAGTTTCATAATTTTGTAGGGTGGTTGCTATACCAGCAGTGATGATTGCTGCATCTCGAAGGATGCATAAGGTTAAAAGGTGCTAGCATAGCTTTAACCAGAGACCACCCAGGGTTCCCTGTCAATGTTCCTCGTAACCTAACTCTAAATTTCATATTAACGTTTCCTCTATTCTTTTCTCAGCAAATTCAAAATAATCTTTATCAATATCCATTCCTATAAAATCTAAATTCATTTTTTTAGCCACTATTCCAGTTGTTCCTGTTCCCATAAAGGGATCTAACAGAGTTCCATGCTTTAAACCCGATACTTTGATACATTTTTCTACTAATTTTTCAGGAAATATAGCAGGGTGTTTTTTATCTCCTGTTATTTCTTTTGTTATTTCTTTTGTAGCTTTACTTTTATAAGTGATGTGCCAACAAGTTGTAGTAGGTCGCCAATTTTTACCCGTACGTTTTTCATTTCTAGCTGCATTATTATATTCTGTATTATAAGGCACACCGCTAGCTTTTAAATCTATTTCCGTATTACCTTCTTTAGTAAAGTGAAACAAATGTTCCCAACCATTTTGTAAGTATCTTTTACTTGATGTCGGTGTAGAATAACCTCTTACATAACCATCAATTTCAATAGCTTTGCACCAAATAATATTATTTTGTAGTTGCCAATTAATCTTTTCTGCAATTTTACAGGCTGTAAATGGATTATCTTTACTTGAACTTAAATTAATAAAAAAATGACCATTATCTTTTAAACATTTACAACACTTGTTAAAAATATTAGATAACCAATCTATATAATCAATTCTTTTATCTTTATAATTGTTATAGTTCATATTTATATTATATGGAGGAGAAGTAATAATTATATCAATACTATTTCTAGGAATAGTAGGTAGCACTTTTAAACAATCGTCATTAATGAGTTTCATATTAAATCCATCCTAATCCTTTCATCAATAAATATAACACGATGAAAACAAACATTGCCACAATCATAATTTCGTCAGGTAAATTTTTCAATTTGCTCTCTTATTGGGTTCATAGGGTTTAACTTCTGTTTCCATAACTGTTTCAATCATTTTTCTATACTCCTCATCGGTAAGATGCGTTTTATAAAGACGCATCGCAATTGCCATATACGTGGCTGCTACCATTTGAATAGGGTATTGTTTTTCATAAATCACGGCATCTCTAAAAATGTTATTATATATTTTTTCTAACTCTTCTTTTTCTTTTTTATCAGACATCGGTAGATCCTTTATAATTTACAAATATTTCTGACATTTCTGCATTTAGATTATCATTTTCTTCAATTTTTTTCTGTCTTGCTTTTTTAATTTCTCCCCAATTTTCTTTATTTTTCACATAATATTCATGATATTTTGCTTTAACTTCAGGTTGAGCACGATATTTTCTCATATAATCTTGTGTCCATTTTTTTCCATGTTCAGTTTTACGCCAATGTTCACGTGCCTTTTTTCTACTTTCATAATATTTATGCATCAATATCTCTTAAAAATTAATCTCCATGCCCATGAACGAAGAATAGAAACACACATAAAAATAACGGCAATGTGAAAGCTTTCCCAAACGGTTGGGTGCATTCCAAAGAACGGAAAAACAAACAGCTGCAGTGCAGTTGCTAAAATTAGACCTGAACCTACATCAATGAAACTTTCAATCAGTTGTCTCATCAAAAACCATAATTTAATTTAATTTCAAAATCTTCTTTATCTTCTTTTCCATCATCTGTTGTTCCATACTCTTTGACAACCTCACGACCTGTTTCTGTTTCTTTCGTATTTTCTGTCCCCCAATTTTTAACGTGATAATCATACGTTTTACCAACGTCATCACCATCTTTGTTAATTTCAAGGGTAGCACCACCAAGATATACTTTCTTATCAATTAAATCGCTTTTATCTTTTGCTAAAACTTTATACTTAACTGTAAAGATTACATCTTCTTGCACTTCAAACTCTTTTAAACCTACATCTTTTTCGTCAGTATCTGGTTTTTCCTCGAAGTTAAATTTACTTGTCCAATCATCCCAACCCATATTATTTTACCTCCTTTTGATAATCTAGTGGTCTAATGCTAGTTTCTTCATCTTCAATATCTGATACATCTTCTTTAACTAAGGAACAATCAAAACGAGAGCTTCGATTTTGATTTTCTGCAATATAAATTGCATCCTCTTTAGTTACATTTCGGATTAAGTAAGTATCATCGTGTTTTTTCGTATAGCTCAATGTCACTGACCAATCTTTTTTTTCTTCTGTCATTTTTTCTCCTTTATATTGTTTTTTTGTTTTAGATTGGCTGCTCAGAATTGCATTATACTCATTGAAGTAGGGATTCAAATCATTGCAAGGAATCCCTCTTTTTTTACTCCAACGATTAATGGCACTAATTCTTCTGTTCTGCCAACTTGTTATTTTTTCTTTCATATATATCTATTAGACGATAAAATTATGTCTTAATTATGACTTTTTATCGGTATTATTTGCCTTATTTTCCTCTTTCTTTTTAAGGTTTATTAACATCGCTATTAATGTGGCTACTTCTCCATAAGGTCTTTTCCACATATAAGATAACAATTGTTTTCTTTGTTCTTCACTTAATGTAAGCATTTATTTTCTCCTTCCTTTTTTGCTTTTTCTTTTTTTCTTAACTTTTCTTGTTCTTTTAGTTTTATTTAAAGATACAAAACCATAAACTGAAGCAAGTACAAAGGATCCAATGGCTAATGCTAAGAAAAATGATAGATAGCAAAGTGTAAATGCTATCGTCTGTTGTTTTTCTACTTTGCTCTCATCCTTTTCTATTACTTTAGGTTCTTCTATTGAGGAAACTAACACTTCCTCTTTAACTTCTGTTACGGCAGCTTTCTCTCCTGTTAAGTTGCCAGAATAATATTTTTTATTGTAAAGTTTAATTCCTTTGCCCAATTCAATGGTATTTTTAGCTGTTTCATAAACATGAGTTTTAATATCTTTATCTGTTACAACCGTAGTCATTAGATCCAAACCATTGTATGCTTTAACATAAACATCATTACTTGCTATAAAACCCGTAGAACTTGATAACATAGCAACAGGGCCACCACATCCCGTTGCGAGAGTAGATATTATAATTAAGGAACCTATTTGTTTTTTCATAATAAACCTGTCTTCCTTGCTTCGTCTAACTCTATATCATTTTCCGTCTTAGGTACACAAAAAGGACAAGGTTGAGTAATCCAAATTTTTCGTTTTTCCGAAGTATCTTCCCAAATCTGTCTTATATTTATATAGTCATTTCCTGTACATAATTCACATATTTTACTCATATTATTCTCCATCCTTTATCTTTCAGTATTTTACTTTGTATTCTTTCTCTTACATATGCAGGATCTCTTCCTGCAAATTCGCAAATATCTCTAAAATCCCTACTATTACCCAAAAGCCAACTTCGAGCTGAATCTTTCGAAATTTTATCAGCAGTTTTAAAAGCATCATGAACAGCTTGAGTTAGAACAGCGACAAAAAGTTTTTGCTCAGGTTCCATTTTTAGTTTGTTTTCTCCTACGGAATTTATGAAATAATTTTGAAAACTATTATTTGATCTTCCCATTTGCTTCTGCTGCTTTCTTTATCTTTCTAATTTTATCTTTTGCCAAGAACTCAATTGTTTTTGACAATGACAAAGGAACATCAAAAATTTCTTTACTTAATGTTTGAATGTCCTTATAGGTTTCCTTAGATAAGGAAACGTTTTTATATCTAGTTATGTCTGTCATTAATTCTCCTTATATATTTTATGGGATATTATAATGATTTATTAAAAAATGTCAATGACAAAATTTATTTTAATTTTACAAATTTGTAGTGCTCTTAGTGGACCTTGTTTACCCCCTCTTACTGATCCAGAAATTTACAATAGTTGGCTAGAATGTGGCAATGCAGGTTTAACAACTAGCTTGAATGTTGTTAATAGTTTAGAACCTAAGGATATTGAGAAAAATAGAATATATATTCAATTTACTTGTAGAGAAGTAGAAGCTCCTGATATTTGACAATGTGGCAGAATTGTGGTACCCAAAATTTCTTACCTACTATTATCCCTCTATTCTAATTTTAATTTCCCTCGGAGTAGAGGGTTTATTAAAGAACACGCTTTTTTCCACGCCCCTGACCTTTATAAGATTTTCGTCTGCTGCCCTTGTTAGGTCTTTTTGCGTGACGACCAGGTCTTTTTCTTGGTTTCTTTTTCTTGTAATTAGAAACCCCAAATAAAGGTTTCTTTTTACGAGCCATTTTTTAAATTTGGTTTAGGGGAAAAATTACTTGATCCTATAGGAAGGTAACTAATTACTCCATTTACTTTTTGCTCTAAATTTTCACCACAATTAATACAACGATATTTATCTGTAACTATAGAAATCATAACTGTTTCTTGATTACAGCTTGGGCACATTCCTGTGACAACTTCTGTTGTTAAATGCATTTTACTAAACATTATTGTGTTGATAATGGATTGCTTGTGTTTACCTTGATCTCTTCTAGTTGAATTTGTAAGAGCTCAATCTCTTTGGCATTAATTGCCGAAGATTTATTATTATCAGCAATTTTTTGACCATTATCAGTAATTTTTTTATCTAAAGGTGCCAAATTTACTTTTTCTTGTTTAACATTAGACAAAGCATCTAATTTAGTTGTAATTTCCCCGTACTTTACAAAACCACCACCGATAGCTACAATCGCAGCTATTAATGCAGCGATACCTGCTAATTGGTCTTTCAATTTAAATTTTCCCATTTTTTAATAACTCCAGTTCTTTTAACAATCTCTGTTTTTTGAGATTAATTTTATGTAAGGCATTTGCCTTAATCGCTACTTTATCATTTTTAATATAGCTTGCAAGGCTTACATTATCGTAAATTTGTCTGTTATCGAATATATTTAATTGGTCTAAATAAATATCTTTTGGTGTATAAAATACTGCATTTTCATATAAAGCAAGAGAAGCCTGCTCACTAGTCATTGCTTCTAGTTTTATAATGTTTTTGATCTGGAGGTTTTTCGAAATGTCTTTGATTTCAGAGTCAACCTTATCCATTACTCTGTCAATATTTTTAACGAGAGCCTTTTTCTGTTGTATCTTTTTTTGTTCGGAATTATTTGCTGACGCAACCTCTGTAGTGCTTTCGCTATTGGATTCCTCCTCAGCACTTTCTTTTTCTTCCGTTTCTTTTTTTTCGGCAACCTTAGATTCTTCTTTTACTTTTTCTTCTTTTTCTTCTTTAATTTCTTCTTTTTCTTCGATTGCTTTTTCTTTTTTTTCTTCATGTGTATTTTGTACCATTTTCATAGGGCCTTTTGCAACTGTTTCTT